CTATTAAACAGACAATTGAAAGTATTAAACTTAATATAAAATCAATTGACGTTGATATTAAAAATAAAAATAATAGTATAATTAATCATACTACCAAGTTATCAAACTCAATTGAACAAAAGAAAACAATTGAAAAGAATATTGAGGACACTAAACTATTAGAAACTCAGTATGAAGCATATCAATTGTATACATCTGCAATTTCCAGAGACGGTATACCATATGATTTGATCAGCAAAGCTCTTCCCACGATTGAAAAGGAAGTTAATAACATATTAAATCAGATTGTTGAGTTTACTGTAACTCTACAGACTGACGGTAAAAATGTAACTACACATATTAATTATGAAGATAAGAAGTGGCCATTAGAATTAGCTAGTGGATTGGAAAGATTTATCAGTTCATTAGCTATTAGAGTAGCACTAATTAATGTAAGTAACTTACCAAGACCTAATTTTATAGCTATTGATGAAGGGTTTGGATGTGCTGATGCTGATAATCTATCATCTATGAGTACATTATTTGCATTTCTGAAGACTAATTTTGACTTTGTTTGGATCATAAGTCATTTGGACGTTATGAGAGACATGGTTGACAATAGAATTGAAATTAAGAAAGAAAACGGATTTAGTAAAATAAGTTTTATATAAAATCTCATAAATATTAACATCTTGAATTTTTTAGCAATATTTATATTTAGTTTTTAAAACTCAAATTTTGAAAGGAAAATTATAACTATGCCAATTCAAGAAGGTGGAAGATTTACGCCACAGGACACAATTGTAAGTCCTGGGGTATTTACAAGGGAACTAGATTTATCAGGTATTACGCAGGGAGTAGCTGATATTGGTGCAGCAATTGTTGCGCCATTCCCAAAGGGCCCTGGCTTTGCTCCAACATTAGTAACAAGTGTTTATGACTTGGAAACTAAGTTTGGTGTTGCAGATGGAGTATATTATGGTCCATATACTGCAAAAGAATATTTAAATGAAAAAGGATTTGTAACCGTAGTCAGAGTAGGTGCTTTGACTGGTTATAATCAAGACTATCCATTAGCAATTTATGCTCAAAAGGGTACTTGGAACAGAAATGGTGATATTGGATCACTTGCTAGTGGGTCATCATTCTTGACACCATCTGGTTCATTAGTATCCGGATCTACAAATTATCTAGCAGGTGTAATAGCTACGGGTAATTATACTACCGGATCAGGTGGTGGTGTAATTATAAGTGCTACATTTAGTGGTTCAATTCCAACTGCATCTTTTGTATTTACATTTGCATCAAATGCATTAACAGCAACTACTGGAGCCGCATCTGTAAACGGATCTAGTGGAAGCTTACTATATGCAGGTCAATCTGTAACAACAACTGCAGCTGCATATGCAACATTTACCAATTTGACTGGTTCATGGGCATATACTAGTAGTTTAAATTCTACAACTAGTTATACCGCAGCTCAACTATTGGATTACGGTCTACAAAATACATCTGTAACATTCCCATTGCCATTAGTAGTATCTTTGTCAGGATCATCTGCTCCATTTATTGGTGCAACGTTGATCAGTGGTAGTTTGGTATCTTATAAAGGCACATGTGATTCACCTGTATTCAGAGTACAAGGTATAATTTCAGGATCATTTGGTAAATATAATGGTACATTTAGTGTAACAGGTACTGCTCCATCTGTAGATGCGTGTAACGTATGGCAATCCGGAAGTGCTGATTCTGAAACAGTATTATTGGCAGTTCTGGCTGATACTAGAAATGCTACAGTTACAAATCTATCATCACCAGGATTCTTAGGGTCTACACTTACATCTGCAAGTGCTTTAACATCAAATAGTTCAAGTATTGAACAAGATTATTACTTGACATTAAGTGGAAGTAACTTGGGTTCATATGGTGTATTTGAATTCTCATTGGATTCAACAAGTCCTAAGTACATTGAAAATGTATTTGGAACAGATCCAACCGCAGTAAGTACTGCAATTCAATTAAATCCTGCTTACTTATACACTACATTCTCTGACACAATTAAGAGAATTGCAAATAATCCAACAAGTTACAGAGTAGCAATTGCTGCTTTACCAGGCGGAATCTTCTCTGGTTCAAAAGCATTGAATTTCACTGATGCAAATTCATTCAACCCATCAAATGGTGATAGTAACTTCAGTCTAACTAATGCTTATACACCATTCATTGTATCTCAAAAAGTTGCAGCAGTAAATGGTACCACATCAAGATATGAATTGTTTAAGGTTCATACTTTATCTGATGGTACAAATACTAATAAACAATACAAGATTGAAATTAGTGATGTTAAATTAGCTGGTACAGTATCAGGAACAGACTGGGGTACATTTACTCTATCTGTACGTGATTACAATGATACCACAAAACGTCCTAAGTATCTTGAAACATACACTAACTTGTCACTAGATCCAGATTCTAACAATTTCATTGCACGTAGAATTGGTGATAGATATAATTACATCAGTTATTCTGGTAAGATTATTGAATACGGTACTTATGCTAATGTCAGTAAGAACATCAGAATTGAAATGACTACAGGTGATTATCCAGTAACTGCTGTACCATACGGATTTAATCCATATGATGTACCAGTTGCAGGTGATCTTACAAATGTAACTACTACTATGAAATATAGTAGAGCTTCTCTATATGGTACACAACTTGGTAAGTATCCATCCGGTGTTGTATTTGATGCAATTCCAAGCACAGATGCTGAATTGGTTGCTCTATATCCAACTGCTTCAACTGGAGTAGAAACTTATAATGACAACATTCAATATTTTGCTCCTCTTCCAACTGGTGCAACTAACGGTAATAACGTTGGATTTGCTTTGGATGATGTAATTGTTGGAAGTGGTACTGGTTCAATACTTGCTGCAAGTTTGAGTGGTAGTATTCCAAGTACACCAACTGCATCTGAAACAACTTATGTTAAACTACGTAAGTTTGTTCTTGGATTCCAAGGTGGATTTGATGGTCAATCACCAACAATTCCAATCAATGTAGGAAGTTCAATTATTCCAGGTAATACTCAAGGTCTAGATTGTACAACAATTTCTAGTGCAGGTTCAGTAGCATACAAACAATGTATTGGTGCTCTTGGAAATGCAGATGAATTTGATATCAACTTGATTGCTCTACCAGGTATTTTCAATCAACATCACTCATACGTAACAACACTAACAATTGATATGTGTGAAGCCCGTGGTGATTGTTTCTACATCATGGATAACGTAACATTCCCATCAAGCAATCAAAGTGTAGGATTGATTGATGCTGCTGTAAGTAACGTAGCTACAATTGATAGTAATTATGTAGGTACTTATTATCCTTGGGTTAAGATCCTAGATACTAACACCAACAAGATTGTAAGTGTACCTCCTTCAGTAGTATTACCAGCAGTTTATGCTGCTAATGATAAAGCAAGTGCAGAATGGTTTGCTCCAGCCGGTCTAAACCGTGGTGGTATTCCACAAGCTGTACAAACTCTTGATAGATTGACTCACGCAGAACGTGATACACTCTATGAAGGTCGTGTAAATCCAATTGCCGCATTCCCTGGTCAAGGTATTTGTGTATGGGGTCAAAAGACTCTACAAGTTGAATCAAGTGCTCTAGACAGAATCAACGTCCGTAGATTGTTGATCAACTTGAAGAAGTACATTGCTTCAACCAGTAAGTACCTTGTATTTGAACAAAATGTAGCTGCTACACGTAACCGTTTCTTGAGTATTGTTAACCCATACTTAGAAAACGTACAACAACGTAGTGGATTGTATGCCTTCCAAGTTAAGATGGATGATACAAACAATACACCAGACATTGTTGATAGAAACATCCTATACGGTCAAATCTATCTACAACCAACCAAGACTGCTGAATTCATAGTACTTGACTTCAACCTCTTGCCAACTGGTGCTACATTCCCTAATGCCTAATTGGTAAATAATTAAACAGAACCCCACTTAGAAATAAGTGGGGTTTTTTCTTTATAAAATCTATTTATATTATACGATGATTAAGCTGACAGATTTATTATTACAAGAGGCTAAAATTCCAGCTAGTGAACAAGAAATGGATTTATATGCTAAAAAGTATAAAAAGACCATTGATTATTTACGTAGTAAGAATAAAGTATTACTACTAACAACTAGTAATAGATGGGTCAAACACAAAGAAGATGTACCAAAGAGTACTCAACTAGCTCTTAAAATACAAGAATTACTTGGTAAGGAAAAAGTAACCTTGATTGACACTACTAAATTAAATATATTTCCATGTGAAGGAAATGTGAGTAGTAACAGAGAATTTGGTGGTAATCATTGTGGTACAACAAAGGCTTTATTAAAAAATAAAGAACAAAATCCAAGTGGATATCATCGTTGTTGGGCTAGTGTAAATGAAAAAAATGATGAACTTTGGAAGATTACCAAAGAATTATTTGAAAGTGATTGTATAGTATTTTTTGCTAGTATTAGATGGGGTCAGGCCAATGGATATTATCAAAAATTAATTGAAAGATTAACTTGGATTGAAAATAGACATTCAACTTTAGGTGAAAGTAATATAGTAAAAGATATTGATGCAGGTTTTATTGCCGTTGGACAAAATTGGAATGGTAGAGATGTTACAAAAACACAAAAAGACGTACTTCAATTTTTTGGATTCAAAACTCCAGATGAATTGTTTTGGAATTGGCAATTTACTGACAATCCACTTGATGAAACATCTAGATCTTACAATAAGGCAATTACTGTATTTGATAACACATTTGAAATATGAATAAATTAACTCAATTTTTAGTAGACAGTTTATTAAATGATCCAAAACCAACATTAAATGAAGGTGGTGCTTATGGACATCTAGCACATCCATATGAAGATATGGAATTAACATTCCAAGATTTAAGAAATATGGTGGATCAAGCACTATTAGGTGACTTAAAAGCATTTGAAAAAACTGATGGTCAACAACTTTCTTTTACATGGAAAGATGGTCAATTAAGACTTGCAAGAAACAAGGGACATTTAAAAAATCAAGGTCAAAATGCTTTGACTAAAGACGGCATCAAAGTGATGTTTTCTGATAAACCACAAAATATTCAAGATGCTTTTAGTTTTGCAGTGGATGATTTATCAAATGCACTATCAAAAGTTCCACAAGAAGAATTGAATCAAATGTTTGGTAATGGTAAGAAGTTTGCAAGTGTTGAAGTAATATATCCAGCTACAAAAAATGTAATTCCATACAATTTAAGTATGCTGGTATTTCACGGAATTATTGAATATAATGATCTAGGTGAACCAATTGCAGGTGGTGATGCTGAGTCTGGAATTATACTTGGCAATTTAATTAAAAACGTAAATGCAGATGTACAAAATACATTTACTATCAGAGGACCAAACAAATTATTATTATCTAAAGTAAAGAATTTACCACAAAAAAGAAAGCAATTCATGACAATGATTGATCAATTGCAAGGATCATTCAGTGATCAAACAAAAATTATTGAGTATCATAAAAATTGGTGGAATAATTTTATCAGAGAAAAAGCAGACTCATTTGGATATTCAATTTCACCTGAAGTATTGAATCTATTAGTTAAAAGATGGGCAGAATTTGATAAAAGTGTCAGCATAAAAAATATTTTAAAACAAATTGACAATGAAGAATTTAAGAATTTTGTCAGTGTGTTTGATAAAGAAAATCATGAACAACAATATAAAAATAACATCAGACCATTTGAAGAATTATTTTTAAAATTAGGAGTTGAAGTATTGAAAAATGCTGCTGGTTACATGGCTGCTTCACCTGATGATGCTGCTAAACAAATAGCAAGTGATGTGTTGATACAAGCAAAAACAATCAAGTCCAAAGGTGCAACTGAAGATCAATTAAATAAATTAAAGAATGAATTACAAAGATTAAAAGTAATTGGTGGTCTTAAAAAAATAGTTGGTTCAGAAGGATTGACATTCTTTTATAATGATAAAATTTATAAATTAACGGGTCTTTTTGCTCCTGTTAATCAAATTTTAGGATTATTAAAATATCAAAGATGAGTTTAGTTATATATAATATAAAGG